AGGCTTGCAATTTGACGAATCTAAGAGCCAAAACCCATTTGCATACTACACTGCAGCAGTTACAAATTCGTTTGTTAGGGTGATTAACATTGAAAAACGTAATCAAAATATTCGAGACGATATATTAGAAATGAATCATCTAAACCCAAGTTATACAAGACAAAGTCAGGGTGAATGGGAAAATGCTATGAAGCGAGAAGCAGAAAGCAAAAAAACCTCTTGACTTTAGAGAATTTTTGCGTTACACTTAGTATAACATAACTGAGGATTGAATATTGTTTAAGAAAGCGGCAGTTTTTACCGATATCCATTTGGGCCTTAAAGGTAATTCTAAGGTTCACAATGATGATTGTGAAGACTTTGTGGATTGGTACATAGAACAGGCACAGGCAAATGGTTGTGAAACTGGTATATTTTGTGGTGATTGGCATCACAATCGTAATTCACTTAACCTAACCACCATGGATGCTACCATCCGATGCTTAGAAAAGCTGGGCAAAGCATTTGACAAGTTCTATATGTTTGTTGGTAATCATGATTTGTACTACAAAGACAAGCGTGATGTAAGTTCAACAGAGTTTGGTAGACACATTCCAGGAGTAACATTAGTAGACAACATCTACGAAGAAGATGATGTAGCACTTGTGCCTTGGTTGGTAGGCGATGAATGGAAAAAAATTGAAAAGATCAAAGCCAAGTATATGTTTGGTCACTTTGAACTTCCAAGTTTCTATATGAACGCAATGGTGCAGATGCCAGATCATGGTGAACTCAAAGCAGAACATTTCAAAAATCAAGAATATGTGTTCTCAGGACACTTCCACAAACGTCAAAAGCAAGGTGCCATACACTATATTGGCAATGCGTTTCCACACAACTATGCAGACGCATGGGATGATGAACGTGGTATGATGATCCTTGACAAAGAAAATGGCAAAGAACCAGAATATCTAAGTTGGGCAGATTGTCCCAAGTACAGAACTATTGGACTAAAACAACTGTTAGAAGACACAGACAACATTATCAAACCTAAGATGTATCTGCGTGTTACTATTGACGTGCCTATTTCGTTTGAAGAAGCAACTTTTATCAAAGAAACATTTGTTAATCAATACAAGTGTAGAGAAATATCACTTATTCCACAAAAACAAATGGAAGAAATTTCAACAGATGTTGATATTCAACAGTTTGAAAGTGTAGATCAAATTGTAAGTGGAGAAATATCAGCAATTGAATCGGAACAATTCAACAAAAAGATGTTATTGGACATCTATAACGAGCTATAATGATTAAAATTAAAGACCTAACCGTAAAAAACTTTATGAGCGTGGGCAATCAAACCCAGGCTGTAGATTTCAACAAGGAACAACTAACACTTGTGCTTGGTGAAAACCTTGATCAAGGTGGCGATGACGCAGGATCAAGAAATGGTACAGGCAAGACCACGATCATAAACGCCCTCAGTTATGCTCTGTATGGTGTTGCCCTTACCAACATTAAAAGAAACAATCTAATCAACAAGACCAATTCCAAAGCAATGTTGGTCACACTACACTTTGAAAAAGACGGAATTGATTACAGGATTGAACGTGGTCGTTCACCTAATGTTCTTAAATTTTATGTAAATGAGCAAGAACAAGACATGGATGACCTTAGCCAAGGTGACAGTCGCAAAACACAAGAGTCAATCAATGAATTATTGAACATGAGTCACGACATGTTCAAGCATGTTGTTGCACTAAACACCTACTCTGAGCCATTCTTGAGCATGAAGCAGAATGATCAACGTGCTATCATAGAACAACTTTTAGGTATTACCATACTATCTGAAAAAGCAGAAACACTCAAAGAACAAATGCGTCTTACCCGTGAAGCAATTACAGAAGAGAATGCCAAGATACAGGGTATACAAAACGCAAACGAAAAGATTCAAGACACTATTGAAAGCCTACGCAACACACAGCGAGCTTGGTTGAGCAAACAGCAACAGGATGTAGACAGATTACAGCGAAACATTGACGAATTAGAGCATTTGGATATTGATCAAGAGCTCGAAAAGCATGAAAAACTACAGAGTTGGACAGAGCTAAACAATGCAATCGTGGCTCTTAATAAAGAAAAAAGCACACTTGACTCAGCACTACTACGTGCTACTAAGTCAGTAGAAAAAGCAGAAAAAGACATCGCAAATTTGGAAGATGCTACTTGTTATACCTGTGGACAAGCACTGCATGACGACAAAAAAGCAGAACTTGAAGACCGCAAAGCCAAAGAATTAGCAGATGCACAGGCATACTACAAAGAAGTAGCAGACAAGCTCAAAGAAGTAGTTGATGCTCTTGAAGAAATTGGTGATATCAATGGACGACCAGACACATTCTATGAAACTGCCAAAGAAGCATATGAACATAGAAACAACGTTGACAGTTTGAAACAGAGTTTGGAAAACAAACGTGCTGAACAAGATCCATATGATGCACAGATCAAAGAATTAGAACAAACTGCTATCCAAGAAATTGACTGGACGCCGGTAAATGACCTTGACAACTTCAAAGAACACCAGGAGTTCCTACACAAACTGCTTACAAATAAAGATTCATTTATTCGTAAAAAGATTATTGAGCAGAACTTGGCATATTTGAACAATCGCCTTACTTATTATATAGTAAAACTTGGATTGCCACATCAAGTAGTGTTCCAAAATGACTTATCAGTTGAAATTACACAACTTGGTCAGGATCTTGACTTTGATAATTTGAGTAGAGGTGAACGTAATAGACTTATACTTGGTATGAGCTTTGCATTCCGTGATGTTTGGGAGAGCTTGTATCAAAATATCAACTTGTTGTTTATTGATGAGTTAATTGACAGTGGTATGGACACAGCAGGAGTTGAAAACTCGCTGGGCATACTTAAGAAAATGGGTAGAGAGCTACGAAAAAATGTGTTCCTTATCTCACACAAAGACGAACTTGTTGGTCGTGTTAATCACGTACTTAAGGTTATAAAAGAAAACGGCTTTACAAGTTATGCTAACGACATAGAGATTGTAGAATGAGTGCAGAAATAGTAGTAAGCAACATGGTTGGTCAAGGAGAGATTGCAATAGACAGACTCTACATGGGTTTTCCAAACAAAATTTATGTTGTTAACAAAGACTTCTCAGAATACAAAGGCGAAATTACCAAACGTTCAATACTGGTTAAAGGCACAGAAGGAAACTATAGATCACACGTATACAAAACACAGGATGGAAGATGGTTTGACAGAGCAGGCATGCCTATCAACAAACCTAATTCATTAGAACGAGAAGATGAGTGATATCAAAGACGACATACATGATCAATTGACCAAGGCATACATGGAATACTTCAAACAAAATGAAAAGTTTGAGGCACGAAACAGTGTGCGTACACATGCAGCCGCTCGCAGATGGCTACGTGAGATACGCAGATTGGCAAGACTACGCTCTATAGAAATACACGAAAAGCATAAAACCAAAAAAGACCAAGGCACCGAATAGGCACCGGTAAGTATCCATATGCAATGGACTTATCAAGGAAAACAAGTTGAAGAAATTCCCCAAGGAGTTGAAGGCTTTGTCTACTTGATAACCAATACTACCAATAATCGCAAATACATAGGCAAAAAATTAGCCAAATTCAAAACTACCAAGCCACCACTTAAAGGCAAGAAAAACAAAAGACGTGGAACTAAAGAATCAGACTGGAGAGACTATTGGGGATCTTCAGATCATTTGATAGCAGACGTCAAGCGATTAGGCCCAGACAAGTTTACAAGAGAAATTCTACACTATTGTCCCAGCAGAGGCGTACTAAGTTATCTTGAGGCAAAAGAACAATTCGACCGAAGAGTTTTAGAGACAGATGAGTATTACAACGGAATTATTAATGTGCGGGTCGGAAGTTCAAAAGTACTAACAGAATATTTAAAGGCAAACAAGAACGCTGTTTGATCGAGGTTGCTCGATCCTCCAAGATTCTGCGTGAAAGATCGCCGATGGGTGTGGAGATGTTCAACAGGCTGTATGCTACAAAAACCCCTTAGCAATAGGAACGAAGCGGGGGATATTACGGTGTAGCGTATATTTTAAGAATATACGGTATAGCGTAAGATGTCGACGTAGGTTGGGAAAGGTCAGAGCCCAGTAGCAAAGTCAAATACCTACTTCCGATCTCGGCTGTGACGAACTCACATGAAGTTTTCGAGATGATGGAACCGCTGTGTAGGTTCCGTCTGACTGAAACAATCTACATGAAGCATTAGTGCTTCGCACTTAATCATATCAAATAATAAAGTGTTGAGCGCAAGCGAAACACAAATGAGCTTTAGCTCATTTCATTACTACTAGAATCAATGTAAATCAGGATCTCTTCCAAAACCTGGTTTAACTGTAGAATGTTGAGTTTCTACTATTTCATATTCTGTATCTGGGTTTTGAATCTGTAAAATCTGCAAGGTTTCATTGGCTTGAACTAGATCAAGCAGTTTTTCAACTACAACTTCCTTGGTTCTTGCGTCAATGATGTGCCAATGTGTATACATATTATATGTTTCCTATCCAATGGCTACAATCGTCACAGGGATCATCTATATCACTATCCATCGTAGATTATTTACTATATCTTGGTCTGAGATAAATAATATTACTTAATGATTTAGGATAATCAATGCTTGTTAACGAAATTACACAGATAAAAGAAGCCACTGGTCCGTGGACAGTGGTCACGCCTGGAGGAAGCGGTCAAAGTTTTCTCGTCCACACTGCAACAGGAAACACAGTGCCTACTGCGTTTAAATCACCTGGTGCAGCACGACAGATTGCGGACGAACTTAACGTAAAAGCTGCAGGTGTAAACACAACTGTTGATCAAGTTAAAAAAATTGCCAAAGACAAAGGCACAACCACAGTCAAACCTGATCCTAAAAAACTAAACTTCCTACAGAAAATGGGAAAATTTGCTAGTGCAAAAGGTT